TTAGTTAACTGACGAAGTACAAATTCCTCCAACTTACCAAATTTAGTTTCTTGGAGTGTACGATCTTTTCGAAGTTCGTTTATTTCTTCCTTCAAAGTTTCAAGAACAAATGAATTCAACATATCAACATGTGTTCCTACATTTGTTTTATAAGAAACTCTTTGTTCTGCAAGACCTTGCTTATCTTCGGCAAACTCAGAAAGTTCAGCTTTAATAACATCATTTAGCATCGCATCAATTGCTTCTACAATTTGTGACTTGTCATTTTCATAACGAGTTGCAAATTCTTCACGCAATTCAGCGGCAACGCCTTCACGAGCTTCTGTCAACTGACCTTCCCATGCTTCAGATAAAGCACTTTTTACATCTTCAGAAAGAACATCGGACTTCAATAGTTCTTCGAAAGCATCTGCCATTAGAATTCTCCTAATTTATTTTAGGTCTTTAATTAACTTTAAAATTTCTGTTTTAAAGTGTTTTTGTGCACCGTTATCATACTTTGTTGCTTCTGCAAGATCCATTAAAGCATTACCGTTCTTACGATTCATTATTGCTTCATATATAGGATCAGGATATGCATTAGGTGCCGATGGATTAGCAACAATATCTACAGTGATTATTTCAAATTCTGAAACATTACCACCTTCGTTTACGTTGCCTGAACCCCTACTGGAAACTCCCAACTTAACACCATTTTCAAGTAATGTCTTACAGATATTACCCATTGGTGTAGGAAGAATCCTTAATTTTCCCATACCGTTATCTCCATTCATTGCCATTTCAGTAACTACGTGAGACACGCGGTCTAAATTGACTTGTAAATCATCTGGATGGTCTGCTTCACCTAACACAGAATATCCTTCTTTAATTTTTTCTTGAATGGATTTTACGGCGTTTGTAATTTCGTTAACAGGATATACTCTTTGATTCTGATTACGTACATTACCTTGAATAAAAATACCTCTCATGTACAAGTCTTTATTACCTTCAGAGTTTTCAACTGCTTCAGTAACTAAACCTGCTTGATCATATGTTAATTGTTCAGTAAGTGTAATCATAATTTATTGTACCCCATTAAGAATGTATACTCTTTGTATTACCAGCGCCTTCTTTATTTGATGGTGCAGCTACATTACCAACACTAGGTTCTGTTGTGCCTGGGGAATCTGGATTGTCGCCTGTTGCAGGGGATGATTCACGATTATATCCTGAATGATCTGATCCTGTTTGACCAACTGGGTCTCCTCCACTTCCTGCGTCACCGCCAGGTCCTACTGTAGATTTTGTATTATCTGCGCCTTCAGAATTGGAAGGTGCCGCTACTGCTGATAGCTCAGCCGCTTCATCTAGTTCTTCAACAACTTCTTCTTCGTCAGATTCGACAGATTCCATTTCAGGAGCTACTTCAAAGTCTACTGGCATCTCTTCATCACCTTCAACTTCGTCGTCGCCTTCAACATCGTCACCCATCATATCTGAAAAAGCTGCTTTAAGTTCTGCTAAAGCGTCTTCGACATTCATCATAGCATCTTCAACGTCGGCTTCTTCGCCATCGCCTTCAGGTGCCATATCGCCTGCTAAATCTTCAGCTGCTTCTTCGTCTTCAAGATCATCTTCAGAAAACATCTCTTCTGCGTCAATCTCTTCGGCGTCAGCTTCAATTGCATCGGCAAATCGTTCTTCTGGATCGCCACCAATTGCTTCTTCTACAGCTTCTTCATCTTCGTCTTTGGCTTCTTCTGTAATGTCATCTTCGATATCAGCATCTGACTCTACCAATTCACTATATATAGTCTTGGCTTTTTCAACAAATACTTCGTGAAGAAGATCTGTCGCTTTGTCGTTTTCCTCGTTTACTAGGTATTCGAGTACTTGCTCTAATTTTTGTGTAGTCATATAATTCTCCTAACAAGTGATTAGACACTAATTATCAATGGTATTTAATAACAACCAATAATTCTTGGTTGAAAAAGGGCAAAAAATGGTACTTCTTGGTAATAACTATGTAGTTATTGGGGAAATTTTATAGATAAGTAAAGTGGTTTTACTCTTCGGCTTGCTTACCGTATATGAACTTAAAAAACTTTTGCCGCTCTTCGTCTTCGTACTTTTTCATTTCACGCATCCGACGTAACTTTCCTAAATGCATTAAAGTTAGACGAGGTCGTGTTATATCATCTATATCATAACGACTATAATCGTCGTCTTCCATATCATAATAACCTTCTGTAAGTTCTTTAAATTTCATAATTGTATTTATTATGGAGCTGGTGGTGCGCCTTCGCCTCCACCAATTGGTGATTCATCAGGCCCGCCTATTTCTTCGTCGCCTATATCTTCGCCACCTTCTATATCAGGCATGCCACCGGAATCAAAAGGTCGTATACCAACTGCTGATAAGTTATCTGTCATATCATCTGTATCAAGTTGACCTTTATGTGCATCTGGATTTTCTTCTTTCCACATACGTTCATTGTCTACTATTTCGTTTTCATCTAATCCTAAGTATTTCTTCATTACAAAACGTCTACTTAGATATGGTGTTTCACCTATGGATGAGAATATAGTAGCACGAGCATTATCAATTTCAATTTCTCTATATTCACTGAAACTCTGAGGCTCTAAGAATTCTAATTCAAAACTAGCGGCATCTACATTTATACCTCTATGTTTTAAGAACATTTTAAATTCTTTATCCATAATGTTTTGTATTTGATTTTGCAAACGTTGACAATATTTGTTAAATCTATATTCTTGAATAAATGCAGTACCTACTCTACCATCTACAAAAGCGGCGCCGGTGTCATCTGGGCCAGTAGGAAGATAAGAAGTTGGTACACGCAATGCTCGCATCATTTTATTGTTAAAATATTTAAGATCATCTATTTCGCCTAAGTTATCACCGCCGGGTAGTACTTCTACTTTTGAACCTCTACCTTCAGCAGTTTGAGCAAAGAAATAATCTTCCATAATTGACAATGGATTATATGATGCATCTAGTACAGTTGTGCCTCCACCTGTCTTATTTGGAATTCTACGTTGATGTATTTCATTCTTGACTCTTTCAACAAAAGCCATTGCTTTATGTGCAGGCATGTTACCTACGTCAATATAAAACACTCTACGTTCTGGAGCACGTTGTACTCTATAAATTATGATTGAATCTTCTAACAGTTCTTTTTGTTTATACGTTTTAAAAATAGGCTCTAGTATAGATGTGCCAAATGGATAGTTTGCATCCATTGCTTCTGTTAAAGCAAAATGTATAATGTGTTGTGCATCAACACCAAACTCTTCTTGGAATGCTGTTGTTTGTTTTGCACTATAACTTCTAGCATCCATGATACCACCACGGAACATTTGATCCGTTGTAGTGAACTGTGTATCATGTTGAAGAATTTCACTTGCTGTTTTTTCTTGAAGATTTAAATCTAAATTCTTCATTATGTATTGTTCAGGCTTTTTGCCTTCACTATCATTAACAACAATCTTTGTAACGTCTACAGGGTTAACCCAATATAATATATAAGTGTCGGGATCTCTAATAAAAAATTGATCACCATACTTAACAGTACTGCGGAACAAACGAAATATTCGTTTATCCCAATCGTTAATATTACTCCACTGCTTCATTGCTTTATCTAATATAGCAACTTCGCCTTCAGTAGAATCATCTTTCCATACTATTTCAAAAGGAATGTTTAATTCGTTTTTAAATTGTGTACTAAATTCAGATATAGTATCCAATGCTGTATTAACTTCTGGATCCATATCCATTTGATCGTATTGTGAATAACGTTCTACGCGATTAGGTTGTCCTGTGTATACTTCTGGTAACCAACTGGAAAATCTTGCAGATTTACCACTACTAGAAGCAGTTCCGCCTGAACCTTGTTGTTGTACGTTATAAACTGTGAAATGTTTTTTCCAACTCATAATATATATACTCTAACACTATTTAACAGATTTGTCAACTTTTTAGCTAACTCTGCTTCCGTTTTCGTTTGCATCGAGAATACGCTCCCGCACCGCGTTCCCTTTGCGTACTTCTGCAATCAACTTAGCATAAAAAGCGTTTTCACGGTCTCTAAAGTCTCTAAATGCATCACCGTATATCCTTTGTGCTTCATTGCTGGCAAAATTTGAATCAGGATTTGCATTGTAGTCGCCGGCATCCATCATTGAATCGTACAAACCTTGCATTGCATTACGTGAAAATACACTCGTTTGAGAATTATTAGGAGCATCAGTTCCACTAGCACCTCCTAAAGTCTCGTCATTGAACCCAAACAAATCTCTAAGAAACTCCTTTACAGCACTAGGACTCATACTTTTAG